TATCCCTTCTTGTAGTCCACGGTCTCGTCGATCACTTCGCCCTTCTTGGGCTTTTCACGGAATGTCTCCTTCACGATCAGGTCGAAAACATAATAGGTCTCGCCCTCAAACTCGATCTTATAGCCCAATATCTTATAACGGCACTTAGAATCCCAATGCATGAGTTCATACAGCTTATCCGTAAAATCAGGGCAGGTCATCTTACGGCTTTTACGCTTATCCGGCTTGGCTATGCACCAGCGTAGAGCATCCTTGTCGTTCTCCTGACAGCCCTTGACCGCAAACTTCTTCTCATCCTCGCAAAGTAGCAGCTGTACAAAGACCACATCTTCCAGACCGTTGATGCAGGCGGTATTGAACGTGATACTGCCTTTTCTGATCGTAACAGCCGGATCACGCAGGTGTGCAAACAATTCCTTGCGGACAACCACAAAGTTATAGCTTCCGAAAGCCTGTTCAAGCTCTCTTCTTCGGAGTTCCTTTTCGGTAGTCAGTTCTTCGAGCGCCATTTCTTCACTCATCTGCATCATCTGCTCGGTCATATCCTAAGTCCCATCCTTCCATAATTGTTTCAGTTTCCTTCATCAGCTCTGCAAGAGTTTCTGAAGATAGTGCATTCATTTCTTCTATAACCTTTGCCGGTCTGAGAACATCCCAGTCACCACTGTAGTGCTGCTGTGACAGCAGATGTCCTCGTGCAAGCGATACGATCGGAGTTCCGAAACCTGCGCCCCATGACGGCGGATAGACTCTCACTGTTTCCTGAACCACGATCTGCTCCTCATCCTCATTTTCCGGGACGATGACCTGCTCTACAGTTTTTGACACTACGGGTTCATCAAGCTCAAATAAAAGGAGTTTATCAGAGTCGTTGCTACGGAATTCTCCCTTAAATCTGTACTTGCCGTCATCCTCCCACGACATCAGGCTGAATATGACCTTTGCCAGCCCACGGCAGCTCATGCTGTTCACGATCCACTTATCTTCTTTCAACCTTCCCCAGTGGATTGCATTCGGATTATCGCTCTCACAAGGGCGGATCGCGATGCAGTTATTCACAGTGTTGATAAGCAGTTCAACGTACTCCACATCCTCAAATTTCTTTAAACACGCAGTACTAAAGCGCATCTTTCCGCCTGATATCGTCAGAGACAGATCGTCAGAAGATGGAAAGAAATGTGAGCTGACACGCTGATATCCGTTCAGATTCAGCTTAAGACCTGACTGGACATATTCTTCCTTTTCAATAGCGGTCTGAACACTTTCACAGGCCTTCTGATAGTCCTCGGGAGAAAAGCCCTCCCAATTCCGGTCGATCGGAACATATCCTTTGAGCGCACCGTCCTCCACAACACTCAGCACAGGCAATGCGTGCTTTTTTCTTTTGTAAAATGCAGATGAACGGATAAGCTGGGCAGCGTTGAAGACATCCCGGCTGATGATAGCATCGTGATGATCACGCTTTCTATATTTCGGGAGCTTGCCGTCATTCTTTACTGCCTTATGCGTTTTGAAATCCGGCGTGTAAGTCTTATGAGCAAGGACATCGCCGCAATGGCGCTCATTGTCTATAATTTGGGTTATCCATGAAGATTTCCACTCGGTATTGCCAAGCTTGGTCTCGCGCTGATAATCTGTAAGCAAATCCGCAATTTCCTTACTTGACCATCCGTTCACATACAGATAGTAAATGACTTTGACAGTTTCAGCCTCGGACTCGTTTATCACCAGTCCTCCGTCCTCATCATTGTCATATCCAAGTAGTTCGGGAGTCAGGAAGATTCCGTTCTGGAAACGGCGCTGGACAGACCAGTTCATGATAAAAGACTTGGAGCGTGATTCCTCCTCTGCAACAGTAGCGAGGATCGTAAGCAGCATCGTTCCTTCGGCGCCCAGTGTGCAGAGATTGTTTTCATCAAAGCACACGCCGACACCATAGTTTTTCAACTCCTGAACGATAGAAAGGCAGTCTACGACATTTCTGGCGAAACGAGCTATTGATTTTACAAGTACAAGCTGAACTTTACCTGCCTTTGCATCTTCGATAAGTTGCAACATGCCCGCTCTATGTGACAGCTCGGTTCCTGAGATGCCTTCATCGCTGTAGATGCCTGCAAACTCCCAGTTCGGGTTGTCATTGATTCGCTTGGTGAAGTCGTTTACCTGAAGCTCAAAAGAAGAGGTCTGCTCGTCATTCTGTGTAGAGACACGAACATAGGCAGCGACCTTCATTTTTCTGTTTTCAATGTCAAGATCGTTGTCTTCGTTTGCAGGGATGACCTCAATCTCTGATGGATCAACGCCCTTGTATTTTTCCCTGATCTCGCCTTTGTGTTCAGAATTTCTGATTCTGCGCTTTGACGCCTTCACTGTTTTCGCCCCTTTACTTTTCTACTCCTGGCAGCACCCAGTACCATGTCCGCATCTTCCGATATGGTTTGATACCGAGTTCTGCTTTGACCTCATTCATGGTCTTATCGCCAATACGATGTTCAGCCATGATACGCCTGATCTCCATAGATTCTACGGCTCCCTTCTCCAGTGCTTTCTTGATGAGAATTGCTGCAAGCTCGTGTTTGTTCTTCGGAAGTGTATCAAACACAGGTTCTGCGAGTGTGTTGCTGGCACTTGACTGCTCAGAGTCCACTCCGAGCCAACGGAATCCAGTGAAAGGCCGAATCTCAAAAGAGAGATCGGCGCCTTTGGAATCAAGACTGTTCTTTACCTGTCTTACGATACGGATATCCTCGTCCTCTGAGCTTTTCTCAACCTGAAGAACACTTCGGGCGGCAGCAACAACATCAATGCTGCCAAGTCCACGGTACAGGTCTTTTGCGCCTTCCTTCTTGCTGAAGTGTCCAATCAGAACTACAGCACAGTTATATGTAGATGCCCACATACCGATGCGGCGCATCAGCTTTCTTGCTTTCCCCGCTATCTGAAGGTCAGAATCATTCCCGATGTATGACTGTATGGGGTCAATGACCAACAGTCTCGGTCTCCATTCAGTGATAGCCTCTCTGATACGCTCATCGTCCAGAGTCAGGCCGCTATAGACCTCTTCATCGATAAAGGCGATGTTATTGCAGTCAGCACCTGCGGCAACAAGTCTTGGTTTTATCGTATCCTTAACTCCATCCTCGGAGCACTGATAGATTATTCTCTGCGGAATACCGAAGGGTCTGCCGTCAGGTGCTAATCCGCCTTTTGATAGTTCTGCAATCAGATTCATCATCATGCTTGACTTTCCACAGCCGGGATCACCTTGCAGAAGTGTGATCTTACCGATTGCAATGTATGGCTGCCACAGCCAGTTGACCGGCATAGCGGTCACATCGCTATACAGCGTTAAGAGCTTTGATTCCACGGTTTCTCACACTTCCTTCCGGCACCACTATTTCATCTTCTATTATACAGTATGTAGGGATATCTTACCATGAACGGATAGTTCATAATTATCCGATATTCTATGAACTAGTAGTTCATAAAATCGGGTAAGATGGTGCTATAGCTGGAGGAGAAGTTGACCGCCATCTAAAAATATTCAAATCAGCTTGCTATGTAGTCGTCCTGGTGGTAATATAGATACTGCCAATGCGGGCCATATAGAAAGGCTGATATGAAGCATGGACTTAAACTACGAACTGATTGGAACACGAATCAGGCAATACAGAGAAGAAAAAAGCCTCTCGCAAGAGGAACTTGCTGACAACGCTGGCATCTCATGGAGACATCTCAATTACGTTGAACATGGGGAGCGTAAGATAAGTGTTGATGTACTTATTGCACTCGCTAACGCCCTTGATGTAACCGCCAACGATCTCCTTGCTGATCACCTGACTGGCTCGAACAAAACATTCAATGATGAAGTCATTGACCTTCTGACCAACTGCACTCCCGCAGAAAAAGCTATCCTCATGGATATGCTCAGACACATGAAAAAGCTCCTTCAGGAGCACGGAATCTAAAACAAAAATACTGCCCGCATAGGTAGCAGAGCATCCGGATTAGGTCTTGGGTGCTTCTGCTCTCTACACGGGCAGTATTTCTTATATATTCTTCATTCGCCGGCTTTCAGCGCATAGTACAGCTTGGTGATGTATTCAGCCAGTTCTGCGCTCATATTCATCACAACCGATTTGCCAGAGATATTATCCAGCATTTCCTTGGCGGATGCAAAGATATCTCCCATATCAGAATCCGAATGATCGGTTTGATCTGCTTTCACAAATGCAACCGCTTCATCGATCAGTTTTGCAAGGTGTTCACCCTCAAGCACTGTCTTCAGCGGAATCGCATCCTGAGCTTTGGCAGGATCCGGAAGCTTCAGCACAATACCTTCGCTGAGCACAGCAGCCAGTTTTTGCTTGGCGTCCTCGCATCTGACGAGATATGTCCGGAGCAGAATTGCGATAATACGATCTCCGAAAGGAATGTCATCAATGCTCACAGAGTAAAATGGATGTTTCATTTTATGTACCTCCTACGTGGGTTTCTTTTGCTTATCAGCTTACTACAAAAAAATTAACATTGCAAGAGGTAACAGAAAAGTTTGTAATAGCATTACAAAAACGATGCCCACAAACTATGCGTTCAACCGGCAAATTATCTATGCCATTTGAAGCCGTAGTAAGTGGGCATTATGTTTATTTATAATATTCAGCGTACCACTGAGCGAACTTTCTCAGTCCTTCACGGATGCTGATCGTCGGTCTGAAACCGTAGTCATCCTCCAGAGCCTTGCTGTCCGCATAGGTCACAGGTACATCACCGGGCTGCATTCCTACGAGTCCTCTGTGTCCCTCAAAGTCATAATCAGCCGGAAGAACACCTGCGTTCACAAGTTCTTCCTGTAATGTGCTGATATAGTCCAGCAGGTTCTCAGGAGTACCGCCGCCGATGTTATACACGGCATAAGGCGGAAGCGGCAGTCCGTCCTCGCCGTTCTGCTTCTCCGGTGCTCCCTGCATAACTCTGAAAACGCCCTCAACGATATCGTCAACGTATGTGAAGTCGCGCTTGCAGTTGCCATAGTTGAAAATCTTGATCGTTCCGTCCTTGGCTAATGTGTTCGTAGCTGAGAAGTAGAACATATCAGGTCTGCCGGCAGGGCCGTATACTGTGAAGAAACGAAGTCCGGTTGACGGAATATTGTAGAGCTTGGAATAGCTGTGTGCAAGCAGTTCATTGCTTTTCTTAGTCGCAGCATAAAGGCTCACAGGATTGTCAACCTTGTCCTCAACACTGAATGGCACTTTCTTGTTGCCACCGTAGACAGAAGAGCTGGACGCATACACCAGATGCTCCACCGGATTATGGCGGCAGGCTTCAAGGATGTTATAGAAGCCAATGATGTTTGACTCAATATACACATCCGGGTGGTCGATGGAATAACGGACACCAGCCTGTGCTGCTAAGTTGACCACTACATCAAAGTGATATTCAGCAAACAGCTTGTCGATCAGCGCCTTGTCTGCGATTGAACCCTTCACGAATATATGCTTGACCGGCGAAGTCTCAGCCGCCTTTTCGATCAGTGAAAGACGATATTCTTTCAGTGCCGGATCATAGTAGTCGTTCATATTGTCAAGGCTTACAACTGTGCCGGAGGACATTTCTTTTAGCAGTCTCAACACAAGATTTGCACCGATAAATCCCGGCGAACCGGTCACAAGTATGGTTTTACCGTTTAAGTCAATTCTTTCTTTGCTCATATCTTAATCCCTCCGGAACAGATCTCTTGTGTAAACCTTTTCTGCAACATCATCAAGCACAGTGTCATATCTGTTAGCAACGATGCAGCCGCACTTCTTCTTGAACTTCTTGAGATCATTGACAACGAGAGAACCAAAGAATGTGCTGCCGTTTTCAAGCGTCGGCTCATAGATGATAACTGTAGCGCCTTTTGCCTTTATACGCTTCATGACGCCCTGAATGGAGCTTTGACGGAAGTTGTCTGAGTTGGATTTCATCGTCAGTCTGTATACACCCACAACGACTTCCTTCTGCTTGCTTTCCTGCTCTGCGGAGTAGTCAGCACTGTTGCCGTAAGTGCCGGCAATCTCCATGATACGGTCAGCAATGAAGTCCTTTCTGGTTCTGTTGGACTCAACAATAGCGGTCATCATATTCTGAGGAACATTCTGATAGTTGGCAAGAAGCTGCTTGGTATCCTTTGGCAGGCAATAGCCGCCGTAGCCGAAGGACGGGTTGTTGTAGTAGTCGCCAACACGGGGATCAAGACAGATTCCACGAATGATATTTGCAGTATTCAGTCCCTTGACCTCTGCATAGGTATCCAGCTCATTGAAGTAGCTTACACGAAGTGCTAGATATGTATTTGCGAACAGTTTAACTGCCTCAGCCTCTGTGGTTGCCATAAAGAGAATATCGATATTTGGCTTAATAGCGCCCTGCTGTAAAAGTGTGGCAAACTCCTCGGCAGCCTTCATGTTAGCGTCATCAGAGCCAACAATGATACGAGAGGGGTAAAGGTTATCGTAGAGTGCCTTGGATTCTCTGAGGAACTCAGGGCTGAATATGATATTATCCATGCCCATTATCTCGCGCACCTGCGCGGTATAACCGACAGGAATCGTGGATTTGATGACGATAGTAGGCTTATTCTTCTTTTTGCCTGTCACTGTCTTAATGAGGGAAAGCACTGCTTCAACAGCGGAGCAGTCAAAGAAGTTGGTCTTGGGATCGTAATTGGTCGGTGCAGCAACAATGATAAAATCAGCGTTCTTGTATGCGGATTCTCCGTCGGTTGTAGCTTTGAGGGAAAGCTGACGCTCTTCATGCTCTGCAAGATACTGCTCAATGAAGTCATCCTGAATCGGAGACTGCCAGTTGTTCAGCTTCTCGACCTTTTCCGGAACGATATCCACAGCGGTAACATCGTTGTGCTGTGAAAGCAGAACTGCGAGGGACAGTCCGACATAACCGGTACCTGCTACAGCGATCTTCTTGCGTTCAATCGGCGCTGCCTCTACTGCGTCATCTTCCAGAACATCAGCATTGTCAAAACCAAGGACTGTGCTGAGTGCAAGGAGCTGATCCACAGACGGTGAATAGTCTTCACTTTCCAGTCTGGAGATGATTGAACGGTTGATGCCTGTCTTTTTTGACAGGGTAAGCTGCGACATCTTGATTGCCTTTCTTCTGCTTACAACAGTCTCAGCAAGCAGCTTCGAAGATAAGTGCTTCATAAGTACCTCCTATGCAAAGTGTTACCGCTAGCAACACTTGTGATTTCTAATATGATGATATTATTATAGCAGATGTTATGTAAAAAGTCAATGTGTACGTTGCCAAATATGAACTCATAAAAACAAATCAGTTTATATATTGTGACGCCTGTGTTGCTGGTGGTAACACAAATAAAAGAGCCCACTAAGCGGCTACCAGATTCATTCGGTAGTTGCTCAGTGGGCGGAGGTGGTTATTCAGTTATGATCCATTTACCTTTACGTTTTTCTTTATCTCTATGAATTTTCCCTTCTTGCTTAAGGACTTTTTATTGCATTTTCAATCTGTCTTTTCGATGCACCGACAATTGATTCAAGTTCTGTATTCTTCACTTTAGGATTAGCACATATTGCTTGATAAACTAAAGCAACTCTTTTTTGTATTTCTTCAGCTTTCGCACCTTTTTTCGCACCTTTTTGCAAAACGGGCGAGACTGTGCCTTTATCCACTAAAGGTAAAATGATAATTGTCTTATCAGGCTCATTTGTTTCAGTATTGCCGAAGGACTCCTCAATATTCGGCTCCACACAGAGCAAACTGGCATTAAAAGTATTATACCACAAACGCCTCTCATTTACAAGGGGCAAAAGCTGTTTTTCGCTTGATTTATGATGTTTCGACCGCAATATCGTCCTCGGTGATAACCACACGCTGGATCTGCGCAGCGTTTTCGGCATTTACCTCACACCCGATGCTCTCTTCTATAGTCTGAAGCAGCAGATCCTCCTTGATCGTCCTCAGCTTGCAGCCATTTCCTTTCCGTCCCTCATAGCGTCCTCTGCAAGTCCATACCTTATGCTTGATACCTTTCGGGCCGTTCAGTGTACGTCGTGTCATCGGTTCACCGCACTCGCCGCAGTAGAGCTTTCCGTACAGAAAGTGCGGTCTGCCGCCAATTCTTCCGACCGCTGCCGTCACCGCTTTCTTTTGTCGTATGATCTCCTGCACGGTATCCCATGTTTTCCTGTCCACAATGGCTTCGTGATCATTTTCAAGATAATTGCTCTCATACGGCACTCTTTCATCCGGCTTCTTCGTCAGGAAATTCTTTGGAGGTTGCTTCTGCAGCAGCTTATCTCCCATATATGTCTCATTCTGAAGGATATACATGATATTATTATGTGCAAGCGGCTGACCTTTTTTCGTTCGGATCCCGTAATCTGTCAGCAAGCGTCGGATCTCCTCAATGCTCTTGCCTTCAATATACATCTGAAAGATCATGCGGACCGCATCCGCATCCTGATTCGGTACAAGTTTGCCGTCAACACAGTCATATCCAAGGATACGGTTATTCCCAAGGTTATACTCTCCGCGCTTGAAGCGTTCCCGATATCCCCACCTGACGTTTT